GAAAAAATACATTAAAGAAATTTAGTCATCTACCATCAATAGGCTACACACCCCTCTGAAGTACACATTATACAGGTTCATATTTTTCTTTAATTTATTAATTGGTTATTTGTTTGTTATTTTTATTCATATGTTTAAAGTGTAGCCTATTGATTTTATTTTTAGGAGGCTCAAAATGCAAAGTAAAACTTACAATATTTCATTTAACACTAATTACTTAGAACATGTGGGAAATAAAAACTCTGGACGTTATCCAAGAGGTTCAGGTGAGAATCCATATCAGCATGATAAGTCCAAATCAAAACGTAATTATGCGAAAGCTGGATTACTTGGAGCTGGAATTGCCACAGCAGAAGCAGCGGTTAACTATCCGTTCGCTAAGCATATAGCTAAGAACGCTGTAGAAATTGAAAACGATATGATAAAATCAGATAACTACTGGGATAAAGAATTTTATGGTATTAAAGGACAACGTAAGCTTATAGATATTCCAGCATTTATGCGAAACTTCAAAATAGGATATATTATTGGTGGTGGAATTGGAGCATTAGCTTATGCGGGTATAGCTGTTGGTTCAAATTATGGAAGTAAAAGGCTTTTTGATGTCATGATGGATAAAAAACTTAAAAAAGTAAAGATAAAAGACGTAGAAGGGTTTAAACAACGTTTACAGTCAGATACATCTAATCGAAGAGCTTTACTATCATCATTAGGGTTAATTGGAGTTGGAATTAATGCAATAGTTGACGATAGTAGATTAGAGAAAGAACTAAAAAATTACAAGAAAGTTAAAAAATAAATATAAACCACATAATTATTAAAGGAGTCTCAAAATGGGATTATTAAACACTTTAAAGCATTCATGGAATACATTTACTAGTAGAGACCCGACTTATGTTTATAAAAATATAGGTCCATCATTTGCTACTAGTCAAGATAAACCAGTATTGTCTAGAGGTAAAGAAAAGACAATAATATCATCAATTTATACTAGGATAGCTGTAGATGTGGCATCCGTAACATTATGTCACGCTAGAGTCGATGACCAGAAACGCTTTCTATACGAAATGCCTTCAAAATTAAATGATTGTTTGACACTTGAAGCTAATATAGACCAAACAAATAGAAACTTCATAATAGATGTAGTTATATCATTGTTTGACGAGGGAAATATAGCAATAGTACCAACAAACACTTCAGTTAATGTTAAGACTGGTTCGTTTGATATAGAAGACATGAGAGTTGGACAAATAATTGAATGGTATCCTAAACACGTTAGAGTTAGAGCTTATAATGAATTAACTGGATTGAAAGAAGAAATTATTGTTGAAAAGAAAAATACAGCAATAATTGAAAATCCATTTTATACAGTTATGAATACTCCAAATTCTACATTGCAACGATTAATAAGAAAACTAGCTATACTAGACGAGGTTGATGAGCATTCAAGACCTCATAAACTAGATATTATTTTTCAGTCACCATATATGGCTAGAAACGACAGGCAAAGGGAAAATGCAAAAAAGAGAATTGAGTCTATAGAAGACCAAATTAAAAATTCTCCATATGGAATAGCTTATGCTGATTCTGCTGAAAAAATAATACAGTTAAATAGACCTATAGATAATAAATTATTAGAGCAAATACAAAATCTTACTGAAACTTTGTATTCTCAATTAGGCATAACAAAAGAGGTTATGAATGGTACAGCTGATGAAAAAACAATGGTTAACTACTATAACAGAACTATAGAACCAATCTTATCAGCTATAGCAGATGAAATGAAAAGAAAGTTTTTAACAAAAACTGCTAGAACACAAAAACAAACTATTCTATTCTTCAGAGACCCATTCAAGCTTGCTCCTATTGGAGATATAGCTGAAATTGCAGATAAGTTCACAAGAAACGAGGTACTTTCTGCTAATGAAGTTAGACAGATTATCGGTAGAAAACCTAGTGATAATCCAGCAGCTGACGATTTGCGTAATAGAAATATTATAGCAACAGAAAACGGAAACATAATGGGTGATGGAATTGACTATAACGCTGAAACTGAATCTATTGATTCAATGCAGCCAATTGAACAACAAAGTCCAGTAGAAGAATCTAATGGTAGTGAACTTTTATCTATAAAGATAAATGAATTATAAAAGGAGGAAGGTCAAAATGGGAAGTAATTATGACTTTTCCGGATGGGCAACAAAGTCTAACGTACTATGTGCCGACGGTAGAACTATTTTACCAAATGCGTTCAAAGATAATGACAAAACAACAGTACCGTTAGTTTGGATGCATAATCATAATGACCCAGAAAATGTACTTGGTCACGCATTATTAGAAAATCGTGATGATGGTTTATGGGCATATGGATTTTTCAACGAAACACCAAAAGGAAAGTTGGCTAAGTCATTAGTCCAGCATGGTGATGTTGAAATGCTATCAATTTATGCAAACCAGTTAAAAGAAACTAATGGTAATGTTCAGCATGGAAATGTTAGAGAGGTTAGTTTAGTGCTAGCATCTGCAAATCCAGAGGCATATATCGAGAATGTGTTACAGCATGACGGTATCGTAGATATGGAACAGGCTATAATCACATCTGGAGAATTAGTTGAATATGATTGTGAAAATTCAAAATTAGATGACGAATTGAAGCATTCAGATGATACAAAGGAGGAAAAAGAGAAAGATATGGCAGATTCAGAAAGAACAGTAGAAGATGTTGTTAACACATTTACTGATGAACAGCAGAAAGTTGTTGAATTTCTAATTGGAACAGCTGTTCAGGCGGCTTTAGAAAATGCTGGACAGTCAAATACAGAAAATGGAGGTAATGAAGAAATGAAACATAATGCATTTGAGACAGATACTAATGAGAACACATTAGCTCATGACGCTATGGAAACTATCATTGGCGATGCTAAAAGATTTGGTTCTATGAAAGAATCATTCCTTCAGCACGCTGCTGAATATGGTATTGATAATATCGAATACCTATTCCCAACAGAAAAGAACATTACAGACACACCAGGTTTCATTAAGAGAACACCATCTGAGTGGGTTTCAACTGTAATGAGTGGAGTTCACCACACACCTTTCAGCAGAATCAAAATGATGTTTGCTGATATCACAGCTGATGAGGCTCGTGCTAAAGGTTATACAAAAGGTAATAGAAAGGTTGAGGAAGTATTCTCATTATTAAAGAGAACAGTAGACCCAACAACTATTTACAAGAAACAGAAAATGGACAGAGATGATGTAATTGATATTACAGATTTCGATGTTATTTCTTGGTTAAAGACTGAGATGAGAATGATGCTTGATGAGGAAATTGCAAGAGCTATTTTATTCGGAGATGGAAGATTAGTTTCATCAGATGACCATATCGATGCAACAAAGATTATTCCAATTATCGCAGATGATAGCCTATACACAATTTCAACAGAAGTAACACAGGGTTCTGATGAATCAATTGAGTCAGCAATTATTAAGGCTGCTGTTCTATCAAAGATTAATTATCAGGGTTCTGGTAACTTAACAGCTTACATGAAGCCAGAAATCGTAGCAAGAATGCTACTATTAGAGGACGGATTCAAGCATAGATTATACAAAGACACAAATGAATTAGCATTAGCTATGGGTGTTAAGAGAATCGTTGAGGTTCCAGCATCTGTTGTTCCTAGCGATGTATATGCATTGATTGTAGACTTAAATGACTATAATGTTGGTGCTGATAAGGGTGGAGCAATCAATATGTTTGATGACTTCGATATTGACTACAACCAGCAGAAATACTTGATTGAGACAAGATGTTCTGGTGCGTTAGTTAAACCATATTCAGCTATCGTATTAAAAGCAGCTTCATCAAACCCGTCACAGAGCTAACACTTGATGCCGAGAGTGGTAGCGTCGACATGTTCGGCACATTAGTATCAGAAATGCAGGACGGAGTTACGGTAAGTGGTAACTCTATCACAGGAACACTTAAATATTTATCAGAAGGAGCTTTAGTTGATAGATGGGGAGCTGGTAATTTCATTGGTTTAAAATTCAGTGATATTTACGAGGATGCTACATCAGTAATGGTTGGATTAGACCCATCACATGGCTCTGGACTTGTTGAAATCATTGACGACCCAGATAAGAATGGAGCATTCAAGATTACAGACAAAGATACACAGAAATTTAAGTGTGTTACATCAGATGGTGTCCATGAAAGAGTTCAGGAATTCGATTTATCTGGTTTAACATGTGAAACTGAAGATACTAATATTGAAGGATAATGAAAAGAGGTCAA